GCTTGCGTTTGCACCGATTGACGATGCTGACTCAATACGACGCAATGAAGCCTCGCGGAAGCGGCCGTAGCCACCGAGCCAGTACCAACCAATTGGCATCAAGCGCATGAGCAAGTCGGTCACGTTACCGCGAACAACCTTTGGCATTGCGCCGTTTCCATCCTGGGTGCTGAATGCCTTAGCAAGAGCCTGACGACCCATGATAAGAGTTGCATACGAGTCACCTGTACCAGCTGCGCCAGCGCCGTTGAAAGCGTTAGCGAAGATTGGTGCACGTGGGGTTTCGATGAATCGTACTGATTCAAAGAGACCGATTTCGCCGTTGTAGATTCCGGTTGGGTCTACGTAGTTGGCTGGTGTACGCCATGCTGATGCATCGGTTGCCGAACGGAAGTCGTACGACACGTCTGGGTGGATGAAGCCAATGTACGAACCATTGAAGGTTGGAACGTTAGCCTTGCGCAATGCAGCTACCTGCTTGCGGATGTCGTTTGCAGTCAACAAGTCGTCAACAGCCATGGTCACACGGGATGATGGAGCCGAAGCGCCACCAGTTGCGTAAGCCACGTTGTCACCTGCAGCAAGAACTGCTGAGACAACTTGGTCCATTGAGTCACCAGCGTTGTAGCCGATAACGTTTGCTGCTGCAGCGTCTACGTCCAAGAACGCTGTGCCACGGAGCTTAGCTGTGGTCACAACGGCGTTGCCGTATTCTGCAAGGGTGACGGTCTTCTGGCTGTCCGAAAGGGCAGTAGGAGTTACGTCGGTCACTTCGTTCAACGTGCTGGTCGCTGCTGCGATGTCGTTGAAGATAGTGAATGTTACAGCGCTTCCAGGCATTGCCTGGGCTACTGGTTGTACGTCTGCTGCCTGATCGAACAAAAGCTCTGAACGCAATGCAAAGTATGCAAGACGGTCAAACGCAATTTGATCTACGGACAGAGACGAGGTGAGGGTTTCGCCTGCCATGTTATTTGTTCCTTAATTGAGTTAGATGATGTTGGTTTGGTTGGCTCGCGCCTGGGCCAGTAATTCCATCACTTCTCGTTCAGATTTGGCATTCGAGATTCGTGAAGCAAAGTCAACCTCCGGCTCACCTGCATCGCCTACCCGTGCTGCATTGCCCATTCGGTTCCACGCCTGCTGTTCGGCTGGCGCTACCTGCTGGGGTGCTGGTGCACTTTGTTGCGGTGTTAAGTTAAGTTTGGAAGCTGCAGACTTGATGGCTTCAGTAGAGATTTCACCGTCGTAACCTTTGATGAAGTATTCAGCTACCGGGCTTGACAGGTCTACACCTGCTTCCACGAAAGCTAACTTCCTCTTGGCTGCTTCAGCATCTACTTTCAGCTGTCGAAGTTCTTTATTCTCTTGTTCCAGTTTCTTCAGATGTGATCTGACCGGATCTCGAGTTTGCTGCACTTGGTCTTGAACGTCCTCTTCTTCGTAGAAGCCTTGTTCTGACATGACCCACTCCTTCTGCCCACGTTCGGTTGGAGGAACCAAACGGCTGCTTAACTTATACACCCCTAAGTGCACATTGAAACCGGGGGATTTTCCAATGGTTAGTTCCTAATGGAACTATTCCAATAGTACACCATCACTTTTTTATAGTGACGTTACGCCTCACCGATGGACGACCTGATGGCTCCACCTAGTTGACGCTGAGCAAATGCTCCACCACCAGACAAGCCAGCAACCTTCTGACGCTTCAGTTCATCAAGCCTGCGCTTTGCTTCTGCATCAGTATTAAGTGCGGCACCTGCAATCTGCTCCTGCGTTAAACCAGCCTCTGATTGAGCTGCGCGACGCAACTCCCGCATTCCAGCAACGCTTTCAAATCCTGCTGTTTGCTGCGCCTGGGTTACTCCACGACGAGCCACACCTTCAGAGAACTCCCTGCCAAGCGTTAGCCCAGCCTGACGTTCAGCTTGTGCTGCGGTTAAAGAAGCCTGGGCTTGGATCTTGTACTCAGCTGCGGTCATCATTGGTCGAGCTTGATCTGGGTCAATAAAGTAAGCAAGGATATCCCCATCACTAAGACCATACATTGTTCTCAACTTGTCCGTCACATCAGCTGGTGCGTCCTTAACCACACGGTAAGCGTCCCGAAGTCTGGCGTTCAGTTCATTTACCGAAACGTCACCACCAATCAGCTTGTTTAGTTGATCACTGTCCGAATAGAAACCCTGAGGCAAACCATTAAACGACAGAACGTTCTTGTACTCCTGCTCCATGGACAAGTAGGTGGATGGGAGAAGCTCGGCCAAACCTTTTGCCTTACGCACCTCGTTGGCGGCAAAGCGCTGCTTGTATGCAGGTTCTTCCTTTAGCGAATAAATGAATGCATCTGAGTTATCTGGGTCCACTTCACCACGGGTGTACTTAGTCCAGATGGCATCGTAAAGACCATCCAATCCGTATGAAGCAAGTCCACTTCGAAGTATGTCACGCGCTGATGCAACGTCCGCTGGTCCAGTTGTTTCTAGTTCAATGCCAGACCCTTCCATCCCGGTATACCCGGCATTGGCTTGGCGCAATACGTTATTAAATGAATCGGCAGCCTGTTGGGCGGTAATGCTTCCTGACTGAAAACGAGCATACGTGTCGTCAAGATACGTTTGACCAGCACCGGTTACTCGACCACCAACTTGTCCGTAGAGACTGTTTATTTCTTCAGGTGTAGGCATTACTGGACCTTTCCAAACGCTTTAGCCATAGACATAACCATTGCTCTTGCATCACTTTTAGCCTGTGATGTTTTGTCGTACCCATATTTTGGATCTGACTTTAAGGTGTCCATCCATTCACTTAGGGTCATAGAAGGCTTGTCCCTGGTTCCAAATGCAATACTGAACTTTGGATCATTGAAGTCAATTGACTCCGGGGCTGCTTCAAGAACACGAGAGGCAAGATCCCTGTATGGTGAGAATATCTCAGACAAAGTTAGACCTGCATCCAGTTGTGGAGATAGCTGGAAGTGGGCAGCCTTGGCCATGGCAATGCCTTTTTTCTTAAAGCTGTCAGCAGTCAGTATCTCACCGCCGTATTCTTTTCCTTGGATTGCGGCAAGTATCTGATCATCAAGATCGGCGGGCTTGTATCCGTAGGCATCTGCAACTTTCTTTAATGCAGCAGCATCAGCACTTTCAAGCAGGTCCTCTTTGCCACGGCCACGAGACCCAACAACAGTATTGATGTACTGTGAGGCAGCTATTCCGGCGAGACCACGGCGACTCACGGTTGCCGCAATGCTGTCAAGTTCTACCTTGGTTAAGCCAAGGTCTCCGTACTCAGAGGCAATCTTGATTCGGTTCGTCTGAACCCTGTCCATCCGCTCGCCCTCGGTGAGTGCATCAAATACTTTTGCGGCGTTGGCAGTTTCGTTGTAGTACTTGGTTGCGTAAACCTTTGAGTCAAAAGCGTCTATTCCAGCTTGAGTTGTAAAGTCGTACTGCTTGGGATTGTTTGCAACGTCAAGAACAAGATCGATGATGTCATCACCAAATACATTGCGGGCCTGAGCTTCTCCGACACCACCGTCAAGAATGCTCTTGAACTGTGGGTATTTAGCAAGGAATGTTTGTTTCCAGTCCTGCTTTGGCTTTTTATCTTCTTTGTTTTTAGCTGCCATTATTGACCACCAATCAATGCAAAGATTCTTGTTAGTGCGTTACCTGCAGAGTTGGCTGCAAATTCTCCAGGAGCAGCCTGTTCTGCTTGTGCTCTGGCTGCGACACCAAGAGATGTTGGATCCATTGATCCACCAGAAGCGCGTGACCGTTCCGCCTGCTGGATGTTGATAGCAGCTTGCCTTGCTTCGGCAGGGGTGGGAGCACGTTTAAGAACCCTAAAGAACTCCTCGCGAACTGAATCCATTGCGTCTTCCGTAGAGACAACACTGTATCCACCACCACTTCCACCGCTTGTTGCCGGTGCTATCTGACCAGACGAGAGCATGTTTGACACGGCTCGCCACGTTCTTCCCTGACGCACAGAGTAGTCAAGCAGATCCTGGATGGCACGCCTATCCCCATTATCCATTCCGGTTCCGGAAAGCATTGCTCCACTAGGTTTTTGACCGTAAAAGAATCCAAGCTTTTGTGCTGTGGATATCATGCTTTGTCTTTCTGCGGCAGTCTTAACTCCAAAAAACTCAGCCGAGATGTCTGTTCCATCAGCACTATAGGTGCCACCGGATAAACGACCATTTTCGTCAATCAGCTGCGGGCCATTGTAGATGTACGCAGGTACTCGTGGTGATCCGCTGGATCGAACAAGCGTCATCTTTCCGGCAAGAGTTGGATCTAACTGGTAGTCAATCTGAACCCTTTTAAAGTCTTCCTGGTTTGGAACAATAAGGCGAGCGGGAACAATGTTGGTTCCTGTAGCTGCAGTAGTCTTTGGAATTACACCAGTGTTAACTCCAACACCCTCAGCACCTGGTTCTACAAGTCCTTGATCTGCGAGCAACTCTTCCGAGGATTGACCTTCAGTAGTTTTATTTGTAAACCTTGGCATTAGTCCTCAACCTCTTGGATAAGCAATCGTTGCCAGATTCTATCAAACTGTGGGTTTTGTTCAGCAAGTCTGTTCCCGTAGTTGTACATGTACATTCTGGCTGGTGTTGCTTTCTTTGACTCAAACGACTTTCCGCCTGCTTGAGCCAAGTAAAGTTGTCGCGTGTTTAGGTACTCCCTGATCAGGGGGGTTAGAGGATTACCCTGTACT